TACACCATTTATTCCAGGACTTATCGGTGTTCTTGGTATACCAAACAGTTGTTGTTGAACATCATAGTCAAGGGCTGTGCTTCGTTCAGCAATCTGATCTGCGGTTCTAACACCACCGCCAAACAAAGTTACTTCAATTGGAGGCTCAACCATCGCTTCAAACGATATTGTTCCTAAAAAGTCGTCTTGATGTTCTATGGGATATTGATAATAACCGGCCATTGTTCGCCTAATAAATACAGTTGCATTTGCAAATATTTATAAGGTTTTTTGATGACATATAAAGGACGATACACAGTTATCAACCCTCACAAATATAAAGGTGATGCGTCAAACGTGATATACCGTTCAATGTGGGAACGATATTGCTTTAAATGGTTGGACCTTAACCCACAGATTAGAGAATGGTCATCTGAAGAAGTAGTAGTCCCATATTTTTTTGACGTTGATAAAAGCTACCATAGATACTTTGTAGATCTAAAATATGTCACCACTGAGGGTGTCACTTTTCTGATAGAGATAAAGCCTGACAAACAAACAAAGGCTCCTACTAGCAAACGTAAGACAAAGCAGTATGTCACCGAAGCGGTGACTTATGTTAAGAACCAATGCAAGTGGAAAGCTGCTACTGAGTATGCTAAAGATCGTGGTTGGCGTTTTGAGATATGGACCGAACACCACCTACAGCAAATGGGAATCATGCCCAAGCCACTAAAGCCTCTGAAACCCTATCCAACCAAGAAGTAATATGCCGGACTGCTAACAACCGCAGATTTATTATACCTAAGTTTCTAGAAAAATCAACATAAATAAGCACATGAGTAATTTATTTCACACCCTCGAATATGAAGCCTTTAGAGCTGGAATTACACCGCGGACTACACAGTCTCGCGATTGGTTCCGTGGCAAAATGAGTGCAATGAAAAACATCAATCGTAACACGTTGATGAAAGAAGAACCAATAGCGTTGAAGAACCGTCAAGTGATAGGTTCAATGTATATGTTCTTCTACGATCCAAAGCACAAAGAGACGTTACCGTACTATGACTCTTTCCCGCTTGTTATCGTGCTTAAGCCCGCCGCTGGAGGGTTCTTAGGGTTGAACCTGCATTACCTCCCACCTGTGCTAAGAGCAAAGTTCCTAGACGCTCTTTTAGACGTTACAAACAATAAGCGATATGATGAAACGACAAAGTTTAAACTGACGTACAACGCTTTGCAGCGTGCAGCAAAGATGAAGTACTTCAAGCCGTGCATCAAGCATTACTTGACAGATCATGTTAGAAGTCGCTTTGCTATGGTGCAAGCTCCTGAGTGGGAGATTGCTGTGTTCCTTCCAACTGCTGATTTCAACTCGCAAGGTAAGAAGTATAAAATCAACAAAGTGTATGCCGATTCGAGGAACATGATCTAATGGCCAGTATTGAAGAGTTAAAAGGTTTGATATCGAATAGTGGGGGCATGGCTGTTCCAAACCTCTACAGGGTTGAGCTGCCGTCGATCAATGGATACTCGACTCGAGATTTAAACTTACTTTGTAAAGCAACTAATCTTCCTGGCCGTCAAGTTATCACCAGCAATAGAACAATTGGTGCTATTGATCAGAAGGTTGCATACAACACAGCGCATGAAGATATTAATATGTCTTTCCATGTGCCAAACGACTACAAGATTCGTACATACTTTGAATCTTGGCAGGCTCTAGCAATTGACCCAAATACCCATGAGATTGGCTATTTGAACGAATATGCAAAGACTGTAAAGATTCACCAACTAAAGCGTGGGATTGGTTTACCAATATACAGCAACAACTTCATTGATATTGATTTGGTTAGTGCTGATAAAATTATGTACACATGCGAACTCTATGAAGCGTTTCCCACAACCGTTTCAGCAATTGAATTATCTGATGCTACTGAAAATGCGACTGTTGAGCTGCTTGTTCAACTATCATATCGCAAATGGAAGATGGCTTGAAATTAATAAGGATGAAGTGAATGGCACTACCTAAGTTAAATAATACCCCAAAATATGATCTCGTTATTCCGTCAACAAAGAAGGCGGTTAAGTTTCGTCCATATCTTGTCAAAGAGGAAAAGATCCTCTTGCTTGCTATGGAGACAAAAGATGCTGGTCAAGCATTGAATGCTGTGCTGGATACAATCATTGCATGCGTCGATGAGAAGATCGATCCTGATAGTCTAACAACCTTTGATATTGAATATATGTTCATCAAGATTCGTTCAAAGTCTGTTGGTGAGACGAATGAAGTTGGTGTTAAGTGTTCAGAATGTGAACACACTAACAAAGTTGCAGTAGATCTGCAAGCGATTGAAATTACAATTCCTAAGACAGATTTCTTTGTGCCGCTAACAGATAATATTACTATTGAGATGTCATACCCTCACTTTAGATCTATGGCAAAAAACAAGAAGCTGATTAACTCAACATCTGCTACAGAACAAACATTTGAAATGATTATGTCTGTAATGAAGGCTATTCATACAGCCGAAGAACGGATTGATCTAAAAGATGTTAGCCATAAAGACATCGAAGAATTTATTGAATCAATGACAAATGAACAGTTGCAAAAGGTAAGATCATTTGTTGACACAATTCCAAAGATGACTCACGAGGTTCATTTTAATTGCGTTCAATGCAGTCATGCTAATACCTACACAATCGAAGGTATGCAGAATTTTTTTTAATATGTCTATCTCACGAAGACCTAGCTAATTATTATACTACCAATTTTAGATTAATGCGTGAACATAATTTTTCGCTAGATGAGATAGACGGATTAATGCCATGGGAAAAAGAAGTTTATGTTACGCTGCTAATGCAATGGATTAAAGAGCAGCAGGAACACAATAAAGGATAACAAAGATGGCCGCTACGTTAAAAGATGTTGTCGCTCAACTAAAAGATAATCAGAAGGCTTCTGATCAGACCAATAAAAAAATTGGAGAGCTGACTGCATCTCTTAACAAGTCGTTTACAATGTTCTTTGAGTTAAAGAAGGCTGAGCGACTAAGTATGGATCAACTTGAGACTGAACGAGAAGCTCGCAACAAAAACAAAACAACGTTTACTAAAAACTTCGAAGCTGGGCAACAAGCAGGACAAAACTCATTGGGTGGGCTGGGCAACTTGCTTGACATGGGAAAGATGTTTGGCCCGTTGTTGGCTGCGCTTCCACTAGCAATCGCTGGAATGCGTGGATGGGAAGTTCCAGTAATTAAGAATTTGACCTCAGGCTTGATCAAAGGGTTTGGTAAGCTAGCTGATAGCTTTAAAGGAAAGTTCAACAGTGGCGTCGATGATATGATGCGCTCAGTGTTGAAATCGTTTGGTATCAATCCATCTACGGGTAGAATGACAAGAGATGCTCGAGGACGTTTCACCGGTCGCGAGATGAAGACAACCGCTACAATGATTTCAGAGGCCTTTGACTTGCTACGTTTGAATGTTACACAAGCGTTCGGGGTTGGCACAGATGGTGGCAAGATTGGGCGGATTGTAGCCAAAGCTGGTAAGTTGATGTCAACTATGATTAGTCCGTTAGTTGGAATAGGTAGTGCTATTTCAAGATGGGCTGCGGGGCCAGGCGCTAAGCTGCTTGGGTTCATGGACGGTGTGTTGGGGATCTCTGGCGGTGTAGCAAACATTGGTAAGTTTGCTGGATTTGTTGGTAAGATTCTCAAACCAATTGGCTTCTTGTTCTCAGCGTATGACGGTGTGATGGCGTTTATGAACACCGAAGGTTCTTTGATGGACAAGTTTGTAGCGGGCATTGGTGCGTTCATTGGCGACTTTGTTGGTGCACCTCTTGACCTGCTAAAGGGCATCGTTGGCTGGGCTATGAACGCTCTTGGGTTCGAGAACGCTGCTACATGGCTGGAAGGCTGGAGCTTTGAGACCCTAATCAACGATATCATTGGTGGTGTGTGGAACATGGTTAAAGGCGTTGCAGACTGGGTAGGCCTGTTGTTTACAGATCCTGGTCAAGCAATAAGCGATTTGTTCTGGGGGTATGTTGGTGCATATGCTAGCATTGCTGAGTGGATATACAGCATCTCAATCAAACCACTTTGGGATTGGTTTACAAACACATTCCCAGATCTGTCAGCGTGGATTTCTGAACAGTGGACAGCCGCATTAGGTGGCGCTGCTGACTTGGGCGATTGGATCTGGAAAAACTCTATTGGGCCGTTGTGGGATTGGCTCGCTAATACATTTAGCTGGAGTAATATAAAATCATCTCTTGGCTTGAATGCTACAGGCGGACCAGCAATACCAAATGCAGATGGCACTTATAACGAGAGTTTTGGTGCTGTTCCTGGCAACTACAAAGGTGGATCGATTCCATATGGTAAATTTGGTGTTGTTGGGGAACAAGGTCCTGAGTTGATTGCTGGACCAGTAAACGTGATTCCACTTCCAAAGAAAACTGGAGCGGGTTTACAGCAAGAGCAGTTCAATCTAACCCAATCGCAGAATCGTGGCAAAGCTGGATTCTTGATGGCCAACAGTGGCAACACAGTCAACAATTCATCACAGTCAAGCATCACATATGCAGGCAATGGTATGCCACATCCGTACGATCGGCCAGCGTATC